TTTGAGTTGGAGTCATCTTAATAGTCATCTTACCATTTGGCTCATCTATAATGATTCCACCTGCTGGTGATGTTAATGAAAAAGCTAACTTGCTTCCGCCTTTTGTATCACGGACTTGAAGCTTTGCTGAACAGTCTGTAAGATCAATAGGGTCGCCATTTTCATCCTTATATTCAAGTGTGAATGTAAAGGTTGTGTTCTGGTCTATTTCCCAGTTTTTTTGTCCTGCCATTTGCTAAATCTCCTAAATAGGAAAACTCCTATGCTCATTTTAGCATAGGAGCCGTCCTAATTGATTTTAGTTTTTACTTCTTTGTGAAGCCGAAAGATGGCTCATTTGTATTAAGAGCCTTTAGAATAACGGGTAGAACTGCTGCGAGTCCGCCCTTAACTAGGTCTCCTGGGTCAGTGTTTCCAGTCATGTAAAGAGCGATAGTTGCACCCAAAAAGTGGCGACCATAGCTTGACAATGCTGCGAGAATTTTCTCTTGCACAGTTACCTTTCCATCATTGTTTAGATCTTGTTTCATTAGATCCTCCTATTTCTGGGCGTTGTGCCCAGGAATTTTGGGTTTTACCCCAATTCTTATTATATACCTATTAAGCGGAAATGTCTACAATCTCACAGTTTCCGTCTGAGGTACAGGCTAGCGTAGCATTTGTAGATGTTCCATCTTCTGTCTCATAGAACGACAAATCTTCCCAACGAATATCATTAGGCATCTTTGCAAGCAACGCTTCGTATTCTTCCTTAGAAACTTCTTGGTATGGAGCCTGCTTATATGTATGATCTGAGTGAGGCAGGAATGAAATACCTGACACTTCATCAAAATGCTTATACACCCAAGCACCTACTTCCATCCATTCGTCTTCTTTTACAGAAACTGTAATAGATGGCTTATGCTCACACCATGCACGTTGGTAAACCAACCATGTATTAAGGTGATCAAGTGCTGTTAAATCATTTCTAACAATTGCACCTTCTGGTGCTTTTACTGGAAACGAAAATACATATGTATCGTTTGGCTTCATAACATCATCTTCTACTGGAATACCGACTTCCTTCAAGAATGTTGAAATAGGGTCTCCCTTTGAGCCACGAACTGTACGAATATAATATGGTGAATGCCATGGATGCATTCCTGAAGATACCCCGACCAATTGGGACACTGTTCCAGAAGGCTTTACGCATGTAATAGCTGCAGACTCAGGAATCCCAATTTTCCCTGCCTCTTCTGAATTAATTGTTCTTGCATATTCACGAAGTCCTGTAAGTGTAGACTCCAGTTTATCTAAGCCCTGCTTTCCTGAAAAGAACTTATGTCCAAATTGTCCAGTTAGAGAAACTCCCAGTAGGCGCTCTTCTTCTGTATTGTCTTTCCAGATCTTACGAAGATACTTAAAGTCTGTTAGCGTTGATTGCCATGTACCAAGAATTGTAGCAAGGCGTACTTTATTTGATACGTCTTCAACTTTATCCTTTTCACGTAGTACGACTTCTGAAAGATTACAAAACTGATAAGGACGTAGAATAATTTCTGAACATGGGTTTGTACCATAATGGATTTCAGGGTCTCTGCGACCATACTTAGCTGCTTGCGCCTGCGCTGCCGCAACGTTATAGATTCCACGTTCGCCAGACTTCGAGTCATAAAGATTCTTCCATTCTGCTATAAATTGCTCCATCTCTGGTTTGCGTGAATACGCAACAGAGTTATTTGAAAGTGCACGTTGTGTATTATTTTCCCACCAGTTACCTGACTTTGCTGCAGCCATTTCAATATCGTTAATATTGGAAAGAGAAATCATTGCTGAACGACGTACTCCACCAACAACTACAACCTCACCAATCTTACACATAATGTCATGCGCTTCAATTGGCTTTAGTTGACGACCTGCTGCATTTTTAAACTTTGCAATAGTAAAATCAAAAAGATTTACAAGTGGCTGTGGTCCTGAAGAACGTCCACCCATTGTCTTAAGTCGTGCTCCTGCTGGACGAACCTTAGAAACATCAATTGCTGGAACCTGTCCTGTCCAAAGTAACGCCAGAAGCTCACGATATGCTTTTGCCCAACCCTGCTTAGAATCTTCTACAACAATTACTGTTGTTGACTTCTCAAAAGTCTCTGGGACGGCAGGAAGCTTATTAACATACTTATATTCAACAGAGAATCCAACACCTGTTCCACACATCAAAATATACATAGTCTCATCAAATGAGCGTGGATTATCTACTGGAACAAATGAACAGTTATATCCTGCAACATGATCTCTATCTAATGCAGCTCCTGCAGTCATTACTGATCTCATTGAAGGCATTACGTTTCTATTAAAAACTGCATCTTTCAGTTCTGCAACAAGCTTATCTGCTGGGACGTAGTTATGATTTACTTTTAGATGATTCAACATGAAGTCAAAATATCTATCTACAGTTTCTCCCCAAGTTTCACGACGGCCTTCCTCTGGAATCCATCTTGCATAACGAGACAATGCAATGAAATTTTCATATGGGTTTGCAATAGTTTTTGACATTTATAATAACACCTTTTCTCCGCCTTGCGGTTTATCTAATTTTTGAGTTGAAATCCAATTCTACCAAACTTTAATCTAAAGGGGAAGGGGTTATGAAAATCTTTCTTCTAAATGTTCAAATGCATTCTTAGTCAACTTAATCCAATTATATTCTTCGTGTATTTTAGTTGACTGAGCAAAGTAGTAACCAGACATTGCTTTGAAATTTAATGCTGCATAAACCATTTGATCTTCTAAATGTAATTTATCTGGTTTATAAAAAGAACCAATGTGCGGGTCACCAACTGCTTTTGGTACACCATCCACTTCTGCATCTGTAAGTATAGAGTTAAGCTTTAGGGGTCCTAAATAATCTTTATAATGAGCCCAATCATAAGTCGATATAACTGGCATTCCTGTCGCTAAACCTTGAAGCGGGATAAAGCCAAAACCTTCTCCCCAAGTAGGATAGACAAGAACATGGTGCTGATGATAAAGATCTACTAATTGTTCTATAGGATACTCTTCTGTAATAATCTTAATATTACTATATACAGTATCTGGAGAAACGAGTTCTTTATTCTTATTGTAGATTCTAACAGTAGAAGAACCATGACATTTTAAAGTTAATTGATACTCTGGGTTATTTCCAAATAGCTTTATAAATGTATCTGTAACTAGTTGTCCATCTTTTCTTGGAGACGGCTCTCCAACATGTAAAAACTTTAATGGCCTATCTTCTTTTACTACTCTCTTGTAAGGTTTCCAAACACTTTCAATTCCATGTGGATAAACTTTAATTGGAACAGTAATTCCATTAGACTTATAAACATCTGCAACCCAATCTGATGTTGCCCATATTTCATTACAACTATTCATTCTATCCCGCCACTCTTCACGAATCTTAGTAGATTCCCAAGGTGTATAACCAATCTGATATTGATTCTTATGTAATTTATAATGGTGTGGTTGTGTAAAATTTAATTGTAATTCTGCTTTAGGGTTTGCAAAATCTACTTTATGTCCTAATTCTTGCAACGATTTAATTATGTTTTGTCCAGCATAACCAAAGCCCACCGCTGGGTTTAGTCCTGCTCGTATTGTGTAATAAGATATATGCATAATTTTTTCTAGTTGACTGGCTTGACACCTACTGTCAAGTAATGTTATGATTATAGTTCGTTATCTCTAAAGGAGGAAATGCCAATGGAGAATATCAAACAACGTTTGAGCGAAGTTGTTCATAACTGGACGTATATAGGAATGATAACATTATTTCTATTCACTGTCCAGCCTGGACCACAACCATCTCAAGCATTGCAGGTGGAAACACCTAAATCAACAGTACAACTAAAGAAAGAAACCTTAGAGAAGTACAGCACTACTGTGTACAAGCCTTCTGAGATGCTGACAGACGGAGAACTAAAAGAACTCCTATCAGCTGTTGGTTTTGAAGGAAAAGCCCTTAAACAGGCTTGGGCTATTGCTAAGGCAGAGTCTAATTCAAGACCTCTGGCTTACAATGGTAACAGGAAAACTGGAGACAGTTCCTACGGAATTTTTCAGATTAATATGTTGGGTGAACTCGGCATTGATCGTAAAGAAAAATTTGATCTAAAGTCAAACATTTTATTGTTTGACCCAGTAATAAACGCAGAGATAACGTATTATATGACCAAGGGCGGCGCAGATTGGTCGTCATGGTCTTCATTAGGTGGAGACCGATATAAGGAATTTTTAACAAGATTCCCAAATTAGAAAGGAAGGTACATGAAGATACAATATGTGTCTAAGTACCTTCTGTTAGCAGAGAAGGGCCTTGCTCCTAGACTTGAATGTCCTATGGATCAGGGCCCTTTAATGTGCAACGAAACAAATGACGGTATAATTTATTTATACTGTTTATCTTGTCAGTATAAAAACAATATAGGGCTGGAGCTATATGGAAAAATCAAAAGAGCCGTCGATTCAAATTAATACTGATGGCGGAACAATAAAAGAAACAGACCAAATGGGTCGTGAGAAGTTTTGGGAAGATTTAGGTAGGCCAGACGATGGAAAATGAACAACCACAGAATTTAGAAGATAATTTGCCTATGGTAAATTATATTATGCTTCATAGAATTTATGATTTATTAACACTAATTGCAAATAAGCTGGTGGGACCAGAAGATGTTTCTAAAATGGTTCAATATCATGATCAAGGATTCCTTTTAGGTCCAGCCCCATCTTTTACACCACAAGGCGAAGATGAAGAAACTATATCTTGATCAAATAGCCTATAAAATGAATAGGGCGGAAAAAACTACTTACGAAGATGTGTCTAAATCCACTGAAGCTTTAAAGTGGATGGTAGAAAAAGTAGAATCATATTTAAATAAATGTTTAAATGTAGAAGATGGTCAATGCAACCTTACATGGAAGCATGAAGACTGTAAGGTTCTTATGGATATTTTATACGACCTGACCGAAGATGTTAAGTATAAAGAGTCAACCTGGAGATTTGATCCAAAACAAGAACACCTTTGGGATTAACTATTGACTTTAGATAGAGGTTATTTTATACTCTGTATGTACTGGTTGTAGCATCCCACCAAAATTTGCTCCCAGTACTTGATCGCAAGATCAGCAGAACCCAATCGGATCCGCCTCTGATTGGGTTTTGTCCTTTTATGCGGTATAATTTAGTAGGGATTACCCATATAAGGAGATATTATGCTACGCACTAAAAATTTAACGCTATCATCAGAGCCAACACTTTTAACAACAACTGATGACATAGAAACATCAAATACAATTTCAGTCCAAAACACCGATGCAGAAGAATATGCGTGGATTGGCTCAGAGTCAGTAACAGATTCCTCTTTTGGAATTCAGCTATCACCTGGTCAAGTATGGAGTGCCGACCTTGGCCCATATGACAAGCTTTACGCAGTAGGTGCTGCAACAATTTCTATTTTGATATTGGAGAGATAAGATGCCATTTAACATTACATCAACAGGAGGATCTGGCAGCGGAGCTCCAGGTCCTAGAGGACCGCAAGGATTACCTGGAGCGGCAGGTGCCGATGGTGCTGGCTATGCTCCAGTTACACTATATCCAATTGCTGTTGGAAGTACATCTCCAGGACTAAAAATCTTTGGTAGCGCAACTCTACCTATTTCATGGAGTGAAGGTAGCAGAGTTAGAGTTCTTCCATTAAATGATGGTTTACCAATTCCATCTATTTTTATGGACGGTTACATTCAAGTAATCACTCCTGAAAGAGACGAAATAAGGATTTACGTTGACTACTACGAAGGCACTTGGGGATCAGTTCAGTATGAAGAATGGCATATGGTTCTAAGCGGTGAGCGTGGAGCAGACGGAGAAGGTTTTAACTTTAGAGGCGAATGGGTAACAGATACGTTTTATTCAAAGAATGACGTTGTTACACAGAACGGGTCATCTTATATTGCTAACTATGACTACCAAGACAATAGTGGTCCATCTTTAGACGGAGATCTTTGGTCTATCCTTGCACAAAAGGGTGCTGATGGTGATGGTAGCGGAACAGATAACCACGGAGACTTCCAATTTACTGCAGCAACTGCTAATGTTAATAACTCACAATCTTTACGACTAGAGTCTAGAAGATGGGATGGAACACAAGCTTCATCTTTAACTCTTAGTCCAGGTGATCCTTCTGCAGTTATTAATGCGACTGATATGCAGGGATATCCATTTAATAATCAGTGGTCTTCTGCTACTTGGAGCGGCGAAACAGTTGATATACTAGATGCCACAGACATTATTAATTGGTTAAACGAAATAAGTGCATACTCAAGCGTACAGCGTGTCATTATCAACCAAGGAACACCAATAAATATTACTGGTTTAAGCTGGACTGCAACAAATGTTCAGCTTGGAGTTGCTGTGCCAGCTGAAGAAGTTACACAAATAACAGACATTACGTTTATATATTCAACCACATCCCAAATACGTGTTGACTATGATAATGGTGCTATTGATATTAATGGAAACAAAATGAATATCAATCTTACAACTACGCAAGGAAGAGACATTAATATTATCTCTTCCGACGATGCTACTCTCAGAGCATCTGGAGATGATTTAAATCTTCATGCAGGCGATGATATTAGATTTACAGCATCATGGGATAACATAGATTACGCATGGAGAATGGACTCAGAAGGTAAGTTCCAACTTCCTGGAGATGGTTATATTGAAAACCCTGACAACTCTTCTGGAGATGGGTATGGGCTTGATACTCTTAAACTTGTTCCAGATGCCCAAAGAGAAGAGTATGATCAATATTTAATTGTTGATCCTACATCTCCAAACCACATTCATATTCGTGCTGGTGGTGTTCAAGACTACTCTAATGCAGAACTTATTTTAGGTGGCGAAAGAGCAGGATTACATGTATCTGATCCATCTGGAGACGTATGGGTTCAGACAAAGAAGGAAGACTACAACTGGACATGGCAAAATGTAAACCCTGAGTCTGGAACTACATATATCGTAAACTCATCTGTAGCAGAACCAGATATTGGTGACTTTACAGTTCAGAATGGCATTAAGTATGTTATTACTAGTGTATTTAGAGATGAACAAAACGAAAACACTGCATACATGGCAACAGGAAGTAATGGAGAACTTCTAAACTTTATTTCTCTTGAATATTACACATTCACTAGAGACAATGGTAACTACACTTGGAGATTTGAGGCTATTAATGATGCTCCAGCTCTTGTTCTTCCGCCAGAAGAGCCAGTAATTGTAAACATGGCAGTACCAGGAGATATTACTCTTAGTGCATATAACGGAATTAAAATTGCAGCGTCATCAGGATTTGGAATTGAATTTCCTGATCAAACAATTCAAACAACAGCTTATATTCCAGGTGGAGACGATCCAGTAGAAACACTCTTCACAGTAAATGGTGGAACCACTGCAGCTCAACCAACATTTAATGGATCTCCACTATTTAGCGGAAGCTATGTTAGAACTGGTCAGATAGTACATTTTCAGATACAGGTAGATATGGATAACATAGCTGACTTTGGCACTGGACAATACTATGTCGATCTACCATTTGCTGCAAAATATAACTATACCTTTAAAGATGGAAGCCTAACTGATGTTTCGACAGGCCATAGATACGCTATTGGTGGATATGTTACTGCAAACACAGAGCGAGTATTCCTAACATTTACTAGCTCTTCTGGACAAGACGACTTATTTGACTTCAACAGTCCAGTAACGTTAAGTTCGGAAGATAGCTTCCATATTTCTGGAACATATATTGCTAGCTAATAAAGTAAAACAAAAGGGATCCGAAAGGGTCCCTTTTTTATTGCCCCCTCGACAGGAATCGAACCTGTGACGCAGGCCTTAGAAGAGCCTCGCTCTATCCGCTGAGCTACGAAGGGATTTTGCTGGACCACCAGGGCTCGAACCTGGGACATTAGAGTTAACAGCTCTACGCTCTGCCGACTGAGCTATGGTCCAAAAACTATCCTAAAAAAATCTTTTTACAATGTTTAACTTTTACTCCTAAATCAGAATACAGAGTGTATCCTAATTGCTCTACACGCATACACCAAGATATATCTTCTCCAATCATGAAATTTTTTGGAGTTGGTGAAAATTTATCGGTATATAAAAATTGAAACCATGGTCTTTCAAGACTTTCAAACACTCCACTTTTAACACAAACAAATCCCAACCCAAAACCTGTAACCTCGATTGTTTCATTATTTTCTGCAATTTGATTATTATGAAAGTAGTCTGCATCTTTTGGATAAACTGTAGGTTCTCCCATGGCCGTCATATATATACCCGATATAACATCTTTGTCTGAGTTGTATAGTTTTAAAAATTGATCTGGTGTCCAAGATATGTCGGAATCTATTAAAAATATCTTATCATATGTTACAGTATCTCGAATAGGACCTTTTGTTGAGTAATCAATCTCATTCTCATCAAGTAGGTAGCCTGCATCCAGAGTAAACTCTCTAGCAAGGTTAACGATGGAAAAATGGTCACCTATCCAGATGTTGCTAATGTTGCGCTTGTTTAACTCAGCAATAGTCTCTGTAAGCGATCTGACGTATCCGCCGTCCATATCCATACCTGGAGTAGCGATGATCACGTTGTAATGTGGTTTTTCCATTATTATAGTATACTAAATAAAGTGCGAATTGAAAAGTGCGTCCGAAAAAGTGCGGCGAGACTAGAGATAGTCTTTAAATACAACTGGCATAGGCTTTGCAGGATTTATATGATAAGCCGCTGCAATTCTATGCAATCCATCTAAAATAATATTATCTGATATGGATACCTCAATAGGATATATAACCCATTCGTTCTGAATGTCGATATATAGACTACTTCTTTGATTAGATCCATGTTGTAAAGGGTAGAATCTTCTAGACTCATTTAATTTATTCTGATATACCCTTGCCTCTGCAGAATCGATATCTTCATACTCTATAGACTCATATTCTAAAGGCTTTACCCTAAACTCTTTCTTTATAGTCTGAGCATCCATCCACTCAATATGTAGATGAGGTGGTGGTAATTGAAGTTGAATCCAGAAGCTCATATAAACATCATACCAAATTTCTATAAAAGTGCGTCGGCGGAAGAGAACATTTTAGCCTTTAAAATCCTTCTACGGGGTCATAGAGCCGAGAACTACTCTTCTTTGGTACCCAAGGGTACAAGTGGGCTTAAAAGGGCGGGAGATAAAAGTTATGCAGTTTTCTTAGCAATACGTGAAGAATCTTGCTTTGCAATCTTTCTCATATGAGTCCTAATACGATGACAATTAGAACATACTATCTCACACTTAGCAATTTCTTCATCAATCTTCTTCTTAGACAAGGTTGGGATTAATTCCATAACATTGGCATGCTTCTTGCCACGTACGTGGTCAAAGTCCATGACATAGTATGGATAAAACTTCCCACAGTCTCTGCAAGGTGAATTTTCTTTGAGGTTTCGAATGTATGTAGCCAAATGTGCCTTCTGCTTGGCTATTGAGAGTTTTTCACTCTTCATCTATAATGCCTAATATAAGGATCATATAGGTTAATTATAGCAAGAAGATCTTCTAGCTTCCCCGCTTTTTTAATTTTTCAATACAAGATACACAGTAATTCTCAAGTACACCTTTATTGTTTAATCTCTCAACATATTTTGGATTATCACAGAAATCACATTTAGTATTCATATATATTCTAGTTGACTAGATTAATATCTCTTGTCATATCCATGAGTCTTAATCATATCTGCTGCAAACTTCCATGTGTCTTCATTTGCTTCAATTCCATGACCTTCAACAATACGATTGTAGAAATTAAATGCAGCACATACTGCAATAGCATCTTTAAGTTCATCTTCTGAGAATCCCGCCTCAATTACAGAGTTCTTAAGATCTTGATTTACTGAGCTTGGACTTAATGTCAGAGCCTTTACATAATTGAGAATTGGAGAAAGTCTATGGCTATGAGAATCTGCAAATACTGCTAGATCTTCCTCAGTTGCTCCAAGTGATACGCAAAATTCTTTGTGTGAACCATGGCAATATGCACAGTTATTGAGATAGCTAGTGTATGCAGCAATAATCTCTCTATCTAAAGATGATAGGTGTGATTCTTCTCTTAGCAATTCTTGAGCAAGTGTTAGAGCTACTGCGTATTTATTTGGTCTTTCCATAAATACATCAACAATACCCTTTGCATTTTCTAAAGAGTTAAAATATGTCATATTAATCCTAGTCGACTATAATATTAGAAATATATAAATGTTAATATATATTTTTTCTGGACATTTCCAGATTTTTAGATTTTAGGAAAGCCCCCCTACCCCCCATAATTTAAAAACAATTATGTAAGATAGAGAAGCTACACATTTCCGTCATAATGAGTTTCAGTGTAAGCCCCCACAAACCAGTCTTTAGTATAACATGATCAAAATTGCTAGGTCAATAGATTTTAAAATATTTTTGTAGGGATACTGGGATTTGAACCCAGAGTCGTTTGTATATAAGACAAATGCTTTAACCAGATTAAGCTATATCCCCAAGGGATTAGCGTATTCGGTTCCCGCCTTTTATCATATCGTAAGTATACTATATATTTCAGTCAACTACAATATCAGATTTATGAAAATGTTAATGTGCGTTTTATTTGTATGATCCAGGGTTTTAAAATGTCCGTTTTGTCCATATAGTGCGCCCATATAGGGGCTAATTGTGACTTAACTCACACACTTTTTTTTCAAATTGTCCCTAATGTCCGAATTGCGACTTGAAATTTGTCAGACCCCCCCTGTATAGTTATAGGTATAAGAAAGAAAGTAACAAGGTGTTACTAAAGAAAGGAAAACAAAATGTTTTCACTAAAGTATAAAATCGAATACAATACCGACCCTGCTTATCCACTAAGCAAGAACTTCGGAACTTGTCTAGGTGTTCTAATGAATACCGAACAAGATGCTAATGAGTATCTTGACCTACTAGCCCTAAGAGGCACTATCCTAGAGGTAGAACTTGTAGAACTAGAAAACTACAAGCCTAGTAATCGTGTAGTAGTTGCTACTACTAGAAGTTGGGAGTAACCCTAATGGATAAAGTTAGAAAACTAGAATTAGAAAACTATCTTGATGAAACTCAAGATGAGTTAGCAATAAAATTAGATGAACTTATAAAGAAAGGAAGTTATAACTAATGAATACTATTTCCGTAATCGTAGAACCTAGCCACCCTATGGCTAGTAGTAACACTAAAGATAATTCTATCTTCCGCCTTGCTAATGGTAACTACATTAGCCGTAAGGCATATGTCTATATGGTGGCAGATAATAGCCTTATCTCTCACCGCCACCTAACCCCTAACGAAAGTGTGTGGGTTATGGAAAATCGTGTGAGGTAACTCACACACGACACACCCCCGCTAAGGTTGTAAATGTCAGCCCCTTAGTGTAGTCTTACAGACATAACAAACTAACTACTAAAGAAAGAAGAACAGTAAATGACAATCACATACACGATTTGGGACGGCTCACAATTCTTAGGGTTTCAGACCGCTAAGAGTGTTGATGAAATGACTAACACAGTAAAAGAACTACAAAAGATTTCTAAAAATGTTGTAGCACATATGCGAAAGGTAGAAACTAACTAATGACTAAATGGGATACAATACAGGCAGACATAAGCGACGCTTATATTCACCTAGATGAAGAAGAGGCATATAACAATATGCTAGATGATGAAGATGATATCTTCGGATTTACTAAGGCTATACAGATTGACCATCTAACAGATGAAGAACTAGATGAAGTATTCGATATGTTTGGAGATAAATAAATGACACTAGAACTAAATGACTATGGCTTAGAGTTTGATACCTATGTCTGCTATATCGCCCTATCTTGGCAGGTTATTATTCCCGCCACTATTGCGCTAATCGCTTACAAAATTTACAAGAGAAAGAAGATAACTAAATGAACCGCTTACTAACTACGCTAGTGCAACTATCTATCGCTATCCCCGCCCTATATATGGGGCGCATAGTTTGGCACGAACTAAAACAGGATGTGAGGGAAGTCATAAAAGATTTCCGCTAACTAACGGCGTGTCGATTTGACTTTGTCAGATCGGCCCGCAGTCTTTTGCGGGCGTTATCCACAGCTTTATGCACAGGTGTGGAAATCCCCCGAATTTTGAGCGTAAGTTATCCACATGACCTAAATCACAAAAATAGTTTTGCGACACGCCCGAAAAAGCGGTCAAAATGTCAGTGGTCTATGGTAGGATACTAGTATCAAGATTAAATAAGGTTTTAATCGTTAAAAGAAAGGTGGTCAATAAATGACTACACTAAATGAAAATCTATTCTCTACAATCGTTCACGATTACCATAACGGCGGAGTAAAATCCTCTTATGGTTTAGACGCTTACACTCGTAAAGAGTTGTTAAAGTTTTTATTCAGTAGCAAAGGTTGCTATTGCATAAACTGTATCTCTAAGGAGGATAACTAATGAATTTAGAAGAATTCAGAAAACACGTTGAAGCACAACGTGAAGCAAGCAAGGCTGAAGCCCTTGCCGTTCTATCCGCTACTATTAAAAAGGAAAATAAATGAAAACTATTTTTGAAATTCAAGAGGAAATAAAAACTCTTGCTAAAAAACACTATGGCGAAATGGATCTCGCATTTCTTTGGGGATGTTCTTCCGCTTTGCTTACTGAAAATAATCTAAAAGTAATTTTAGGAATACTAAAAGAAAAAGAAAATAATTTATAAACAACGGCGTGTCGGCTTGACAAGATCAATCTGGCCCGCAAAGGCACGGGGTCGGGCGTGTCGTTACGGATTTGTTATAAAATCCCCTGAATTCTGCGGCGTGTCGATTTGACAGACAAATCGGACATTTTGGTGTGACGAAGAACACACGGCTTGAGCGTCTCACTATTTGGATTTACTGGCTAGTAATGTGAAAATGTCAGTGGGTTCGTGTATAATTTCAGACATAACAACAAACGAAAGAAGGTCTGCCAATGGCTACCAAACTATACACAATCGAAAGCCTACTTGTAGGAAAAAACTATCGCTCAACAAATCGCCACTTTTCAGGCGAAATTGTTTCTGCTGAACCTCGCCCAGCAATTTGGTATGGCGAAAACACTGAAGCCTATGTAATCGAAATTAGAACGGGCGGTCTGCGAAATAAATTCGCAACAATCGCAGTAAAAACTTCAGATTAAATAAAATCGAAACAGGGGCAGTTTAGAGAGTGTTCTCGCCCAATGTCGTAAGTAAGAACTCTCACCAATTTTTAACGAAAGGAAAACTATAAATGGGATACATTGAAATTTTTAGAATGAATGATGAGGGTGCGGGCTGGGTAGATTTATCCGAAGCCACTCCCGATGAAATGCTAACTCTTGAAATTGGCTTAGAACTAGAAGGCTCTCCAGTTTTGCCAATTGTCAGTGGCAACTGATACAATACCAATAACAAAACGAAAGGAAAACTATAATGGCTAAAGTAAAACAATACCTAGAAATTATTTCTGCGGAATGTGATGAATGCGGTGGCGCAGGATTTGTATTCTGGGGAGATGAAAATAACTATGATGTAGAAACTTGCGATTGTGTCGCAGATGTAGCAGATGAATTAACAGTAGATTGGGTAAATGAATAATGTATAAACTAACTTGCGCTTATGACTCAAACGCTCCGCATTGGTCAGCGGAATACGAAAGCGAATTTGGTGCGTGGGAAAACTTTTTCTTATTCACCGATTGGGGAATGGCTAACGAATACTCAACAGTTAATCTCTACACGCCAGCAGGCAAATGCTATACAAAAGTTTTCTATCGCAGTGGAATGGTGGCAGTAAAATGATGACACGCAAAGACTATGTCGCAACCGCAGAAATTCTAAAGTATGCTAGCGATAAAACTCACCCAGCGTTATTTTCTAAAATGGTAAATGATTTTGCGGAGATGTTCGCAAAAGATAATCCACGATTTGACGTAAAACGATTTCACGAAGCGAGTGGATACAATGTTCCAAAATTCACTTCGAGATAAAGTTAGGCGAATTCAGGAATTGCGT